GCTGTTTATGAGTCTATTGATACTTCTGCTCCCTCTTTAGATAAATTGACCTTTGTTTCTGGTTTAGATCTTGCAAATAGTTCTGTTTTAGGAGAAAGGTTAAGAGGTGCTACAAGTGGTGCTGTTGCACAATTAGCAACTCGTTCTTCAGCAACAGAAGTTGAGATAGTTTATTTAAATTCTGAAGAATTTGAGATTGGTGAATCAGTTACTTTTGAAGAGTCGCAAATTGTCACTAATCTGCAAGATTGGACAAAGGGAAGTTATTTGGATGTTACTAATAAATTTAGTTTAGATAAGGGTCAAAAAGAACAATATTATGATTATTCTAGACTTGTTAGAAAGGAAAATCTATCTATACCTTCAAGACAACTTTTAGTTGTTTATGATGGATATGAAGTTCCAACTAATGATAGTGGTGATGTTTATACTGCAGATTCTTATGGAGAAGAAAGGTATACTAAAGATATTCCTCTTGTAGGTGGGCATAAAGCAACTGATATACTCGACTTTAGACCAAGAGTTGCTCCATTCACTTCTACAACAAGTTCACCTTTCCATTATGCAAGTAGATCATTTGTTGGAGGTGGTAATCCTCCATTAGTTGTTGCTCCAAATGAGAGTTCATTACTTGGATATAGTTTCTATTTACCAAGAATTGATAAATTAGTTTTATCTCCTGGTCAAGAAAATCATGGAGAATTTTCATTAATTAAAGGTGTATCTGCTGTAGAACCTAAGGTGCCTAGTGCTGCTGAAGATTCTATGACTATTGCTACCATTAATCTACCAGCATATCTTTATTCTACAGATGATGCTGTAGTGACATCAGTAGATAATAGACGATATACAATGCGTGATATTGGTAAGATTGAAGATAGAGTTGAAAATTTAGAAGCAGTTACGTCTTTGAGTCTATTAGAACTTAATTCAAAGACTCTTCAGGTTAAGGATGCTAACGGAATTGATAAATTCAAGAGTGGTTTCTTTGCAGATGATTTTAAAGGAATTACATTCTTAGATGTAAATAATCCAGATTGTAAAACTGTTGTTGATGCAGATACTCATGAATTAAATACTCCTCTTAATTTATTCACACTTAAGCCAGAATTAGCATTAGATCCATCTATTAATAGTGATACTGCAGACTTCAGTGCTAATTTAACATTATTAGATTCTAATGTTCAGAAGACTGGAGATCTTCTCACATTAAAATATACTGAAAAGGAATGGATTAATCAGCCTTTAGCATCTAGGATAGAAAATGTTAACCCATTTAATATTGTAGTATTTAATGGTTGGATTACATTAAATCCAGAATCTGATAACTGGATAATTAATAAAGAAAAACCAGGTATTGCAAGTGGACCGACTGTTTATGGTGATACTGAAGGAACAGTTGTAAATCAAATATTAGTAAGTAGTGAACCAGATAAGTATATTCGTTCTAGGAACGTTTCTTTTGAAGGAACTGGGTTAAAACCATATACCAAATATTATCCATTCTTTGATAGCACTGCAGGAATAGATGTTATTCCAAAATTACTTAAAATTATTATGACAAGTGGAACCTTTAAAAAGGGTGAAACTGTTAAGGCATATAAGAATAAGAATCATGTAGCAACTTTTAGAATATGTCAAACAAATCATAAAGCTGGTGATATTAATAGTCCAACACATACATTTACGAAAAATCCTTTCGATACAACAATAAATGTACCGACAACATATTCTGCTTCTTCCACACTGTTAAATGTTGATATCAATTCATTATCTGAAGAAGCACAAGGAAAGTATTCTGGATATCTTCCAGCAGGTAATGATGTTGTTATTCTTGGAACAGAAAGTAATGCAGAAGCAAAAGTAGATAATCTTACTTTGCTTGCTGATGCATTTGGTGATGTATCGGGATCATTCTTCTTTAGAGATCCAGATAAGAAAGGATCAATAAAGTTCAAGAACGGATCTAAGACCTTTAGATTAACCTCTAGTTCCACAAATGCTATTCCTATCGCAGGAACGGTTACAAACACCTCTGCAGACGCTGTATACACCACTAGTGGAGTAGTTGATACATATCAGAAGACTACAACCTTCATTAAGAAACTTCCACCAGCAAAACCACCTGTAATAATCTATAAGACTGATTTAAATCAGGCAGGTATCCAGAAAGTTATTGATGCTATTAGGCAGGATTATATTTTAAATGAAAAACCAGCACCTCATGGTGACCCACTTTCTCAGACATTTAGAGTTGATGAAACTGGTGCTTTCTTAAGTGCTGTTGATGTGTTCTTTAAGAAGAAGGATGATAAAGAGAAGATAAGGTTTGAAATTAGAACAACAGAGATGGGTACTCCTACTGAGACTCTAATTCAGCCATATTCTACAGTTACCTATGAACCATCTCAGGTTAATGTATCCGATGATGCATCAGCAGCAACTAAGGTAATTTTCCCTTCACCAATTTACTTACCACCAGGGGAAGTTTTTGCATTCGTTATGCTTGCAGAAACAACTAATAATTATGAAGCATGGATTGCTAAGATGGGTGAAGTAACTGTTTCAACTAATACGTTACCAAATACAGAGAATGTAGTTATTAGTAAGCAGTATTTGGGTGGTAGTTTATTCAAGTCTCAGAATGGTACTATTTGGACTCCAAGCCAGTATGAAGATCTTAAGTTTAAGACATATAAAGCACAATTTAACACTGAAGGTGATTTAACACTTTACAATCCAAAACTATCAAATGGAAGTAGTTTAATACCTACTTTGATACCAAATGCAGTTAAGACTCTACCAAGAAAATTAAAAGTTGGTATTACACCAGTTAATCTAGGAGTATATCTTAAAGAGTTATATCCAGGTAGAAAGGTTAGTGATGAAACAACAGCAACTGCTGTTCATGGATATATTGAAAGAGTTGGAGCTGCTGTTACTACAAGTTCTGGATTCACATTAAATGCTGCTGGTAGTGGATATCCCAATGGAAGTAATATGGCAGTAGATACATATCCTATTACTGGTAATGGTTCTGGTGCTAAAGCATCTATAACAGTTTCTGGTGGGGTTATTACTAGTGTTACTACAGTATCTGCAACACGAGGTAATGGATATGCTGTTGGTGATTTATTAGGAATAAGCACAAGTAGTGCTACATTAGGTAAAGGATCAGAAGGATCTATAGCTGTCAATGCTATTGATGGTATTGATACTCTTTACTTAACTAATGTTCAAGGAAGACAATTCACTACTGGACGAGATTTAGTTTATTATAATGGAGCAACTGCTGTGGGTTGGGCTAATACTGATATTACATCATCTGACCCAATAAGTGATTTATATAGTGGTAATGTGATTGAAGTTAATCACTTCAATCATGGAATGGCAGCAGATAATAATCTTGTTGCATTTGAAGATATAGAACCAGATACTATTCCAATTAAACTTACGGGTAATATTACTGGATTATCTACAGCTGCAGTTTCTGTTGCTAGTACTGTACCATTTGGAACTCATGAAGGAATATCAACTTCTATTGGATACTTTAAGGTTAATCAAGAAATCATGAAGTATGAAGGTATTAGTGGTGGACAACTTCAGATTGCAACAGGTGGTAGAGGAGTTGCTGGCACAATAAGTCAGACTCATAAGATTGGTGATGTTGCATATAAGTATGAGTTAAATGGTATATCCTTAATTGGAATTAATACTACTCATAATATGGCAACTCAGTCATCAACTGTTAATGATGCAAAAAATATTGGTAAGTATTATATTGAGGTTGATAGGATAGGAAGAACAGGATTAGCAAATAGGGGAGAAACTGGAGTTCCTGATAATGATGACAATTTATTATGTTTCACTGATGAAAAATCTGCTGGTGGAGATAATATATTTGCATCACAGAATATTCAATATAATGGAGTTATTCCTAGAGTTAATCATATAACTCCAGGAGCAAATACTAAATTGACAGCACAGATAAGAACTGTTTCTGGAACTAGTGCAAGTGGAAATGAAGCTTCATTTGTTGATCAGGGATACGAATCTGTAGAATTGAATAAGTTGAATAAGTTAACTTCTACAAGGATGGTATGTTCTGAAATTAACGAAACTGCACAGTTGGCGACTCTACCTAAGAATAGGTCTGCAACTTTACAACTTAGAATGACTTCTGGTGATGCTAATTTGTCACCTGTAGTGGATGTATCAAATGCGGTTCTAATTTATGAAAGAAACCTATTGAATAAACCAATTGATGATTATGCTGTTGATCCAGGGTCAAATAAATTATCTGGCGATCCTCACTCATCAGTTTATATTTCCAGAAAGATTAGTCTTAGGCAACCAGCAACATCATTAAGAGTAGTTCTTAGTGCTTATAGACATTCTTCATCAGATTTTAGAGTTCTATATAGACTCTTTAAACCAGATTCAAAAGAAATAAATCAATCCTATGAACTATTCCCAGGATATGATAACCTTCAGGATACTGATGGTGATGGATTTGGAGATAGTATAATAAATGCTAAATTGAATAGTGGCCGAGCAGATGCTATCGTTGCTGCTAATATAGATAATCAATTCTCAGAGTATCAGTTTACTGCTGATAATTTGGATCAATTCACTGGATTTGCAATTAAAATTGTAATGAGTGGAACAAATGAAGCATTTGCACCAAGATTTAGAGACCTACAAGCAATCGCATTAGCATAATGATACAAGTTGAAGGTCAACCCAATTTATATCGGGATGAAGATACTGGTGCAATAGTAAATTGCGATACTAACGGATATAATCAATATATTCGTTTACGTGAACAAAAAAGCAATGAGAAGAAAGAATTAGATAGAATGAAATCAGATATTGAAGAAATTAAATCATTGCTTAAAGAGGTAATTAAGATTAAGTCTTAATTATATAAATATATTTTAGATCCTGATATTTTTTCATAAATGGCAGCTGTATATGTAAGCAATCTAGTTATTAACGCTGGAGCTACATTCCAACAACAATTTAATCTAGAAGGTAGCACCTCAAATGCCGCCACTGATCTAGTTGGATTTAATATTGCAGCACAGATGAGAAAACATGCTGGTAGTACGGGTGTTACTACATTCACTGCATCTATTACTGATGCTAGTGCTGGCACGATTAAAGTGGGTTTAAGTAGTGTAACCACAGCAACATTGAAAGCAGGTCGTTATGTGTATGATGTTATTCTTACAGATGCATCAAATGAAGTTACGAGAGTTGTTGAAGGTTCAGTTTTAGTTAGACAAGGGGTGACTCGCTAATGGCAAACATTAGAGTAAAAGTCGGTCAACAGCCTGCAATTAAGGTAGCTTCATCTTTAGCAGGTAATGTAAGTGGATCTTTATCTGGTTTAAGTGATATGGAAATCAGTAATCCACAAAACGGAATGGTATTAGTATACAATTCCACACTTTTAAAATGGGAAGCAACTTTAGAATTAACACCTGGTAGTACACAGAATCTAGACATCAACGGAGGTAACTTCTAGTCATGGCAAGCATTATAAGAGTAAGAAGATCGACTGGCATTACACCGCCAAGTAGTCTAAACTTCGGTGAATTAGCACTTACCGTTGGGGTAGGAACACATACAGATAAAGGTGGAAGACTTTTTGCTGGAGATAATTCAAATAATGATCAAATAGTTGGTGGTAGATATTACACCGATCTATTAAGTATTAAACCTGGATTAGTTGCAAGTCAGACAAACCCAACAACTGCTGGTAATGGATTTGTAGCAATATGTGACCAAAATAGAAAAGTTGACCAATGGAATGTAGATAATTTAAGATTAGACTCTAATACCTTATCTTCACAAGATACTGATGGTGATATCATCATTGATCCTAATGGATCTGGTGATATAATGATCCCCGATGATACCAAAATTGGATTTGGTGGTGGAGGTGCTGGAACATCTGCTCCTGATACGGCGATTGAATATGATGAGAATGCAACAGATAGGATGCAGGTTACTGGTACTCCTTGGACATTTAATAATGCATTAGAATCAGATAGTAAAGATACTGGTTCTGCTGTATTTGAAGGTGGTGTTGGTATAGAAAAGAATGTTAATATTGGTGGTAACTTAATAGTTGCTGGTATTGCGACCTTCCAAAAAGGCGTATATATGACTGGACCTCTTTGGGTTGATAATGTTGGTATTTCTTCTAATGTAATTTCAACTAAAACTGGTGGTGGTAATAAGTTATACATTGACCCATATCCCGATGGATTAAGTAATGAGGGTCAGGTTATTATTAAAGGTGACCTACAGGTAGATGGAACAACAACTACTGTTAACTCTTCTACTGTAACATCTAACGAAAATATATTTAAACTTGGTGATGTAACTAGTGTTAGAACTGTTAAAGCAACTGTTGCTGTTGGTGCAACAGGAATAGTTCTTGATTCTATAGTTGGTGTTAACACTGGTGATGTTATTACTGGTAGTTCAAACTTACCAGGTGCTGGAACAACAACTGTTAGTGGTTATGCTTCTGCTGCTGGTATTTCTACAGTATACATTACTGGAGTAACTCATACTGGTACCATTTCTACTACAACAGAAATGACCATTACTCATGCGTATGATACAAATACTGATCGTGGTATTTCATACAACTATAATACGAGTTCTGGAACAACGAATAATAAGGTTGGATTCTTTGGATATATTGATGGAGACACAAATACTAATAGTAGTGCTCCTGAGAGATCTTGGACATATATTCCAGAAGCAACTGTATCAAACAGTAAGGTAACTGGTGCTAGAGGTTTCCTTGATGTTCAGGGTATCTATTATCAAGATGCTTCAACTGCAACACATGGTGTTGTATATTTCACATCTGCTGGTCTACAGACTGGTACTGCTGCTCCTGCTGCTTTCACTGCTGCAGATACTTCAACACATATTCTAACTGCTATTACAGAATCTGTAATTGTATTCCCTTCTGGGCAAAGTTTTGCGATAGGTGATCAAGTAACTCAGGTAGGTACTGATGGTTATGGTGTAGTTAAAGCAACAATAAGTAGTGCTACTTCTCTTACACTTGTAGGTGTTAATGGAACATTTAATAATAGTGGTGATATAAAGAAAAACGGAACTTCTATTTCAGTAAGTCCTAATTCTGTCACTGCTACATATACTGATAAGCCTGTTTGGACAAATACTCTGGATGGGGGTTCATGGTAATTTAATTTATGACTAGTCCTCAAAGTGATGTTGATGTTAATGTTTTGGTTAAAATTTATAATCAGAGATTAGCATCATTACAAAATCAAAATGTTCTATTAGAGGCAAAGGTTCAAACCTTACTTCAAGATCATGAAGAAGAAAAGGAAATGCTCCTTGCAAATACGATGGAGTTGCAAAACAAATACGAACTTTTGCAATCGAAATCCAAATCCAAGATAGATAAAGAATAACATGGCAAAACCAGCTACCCGACAACAATTAATAGATTACTCTCTACGGAAGCTGGGAGCACCTGTATTGGAAATCAATATAGATGACGATCAAATTGATGATTTAGTAGATGATGCTATTCAATTATTTCAAGATCGTCATTTTGATGGTGTTGAAAGGATGTATTTAAAATATGAATTAACGCAGGATGATATTGATAGAGGAAAGGCAACAAGTCAAACTGGAGCTACAACTACAAAAGGACAAGTAACAACTACTGGAACTACCACTGCCATTACTGGTTATGGTACTACAACTATGAGTTGGAAAGAAAATTCTAATTTTTTACAAGTTCCAGAATCAGTTATTGGTGTAGAAAAGATTTTTAAGTTTGATACTAGCACCATTTCAGGTGGAATGTTTAGTATTAAGTATCAATTATTTTTAAACGACTTATATTATTTCAATTCAGTTGAATTAATGCAGTATTCTATGACAAAATCATATCTAGAAGATATTGATATGTTATTGACCACTGATAAGCAGATTAGATATAATAGAAGACAAGATAGGTTGTATATGGATATTGATTGGGGACAAGAAAGTGCAGGTAATATGCTTGTTCTTGATTGTTGGAGAGCATTAGACCCAGATAGTTTTACTGGTGTGTATAATGATCCATTCTTAAAGAAATATTTCACTGCTCTTATGAAGCGTCAGTGGGGTCAGAATTTGATTAAATTTAAGGGAGTAAAACTTCCTGGTGGTTTAGAACTTAATGGAAGAGAAATATATGATGATGCTGAAAGAGAAATAGAAGGAATTAAAGACAAGATGATGCTTGAGTATGAGTTACCACCACTTGATTTAATAGGTTAGAGATCATGGCACTAAATCCATTTTTTCTACAGGGAACTCAGGGTGAGCAAAGGCTTGTTCAAGATCTTATAAATGAACAACTTCAAATCTATGGAGTTGAAGTAACTTATATTCCTAGAAAAATGGTGAATAAAAGCACCATTATGGAAGAAGTGTCAGCTTCTAAATTTGATGATAATTTTCTAATTGAAGCATATGTAAACACATATGAGGGATATGGTGGACAAGGTGATGTACTTACTAAATTTGGAATGAGTTTACGAGATGAAGTAACATTAACAGTATCAAGAGAAAGGTTTGAAGATTTTATTGTTCCTTTTTTAGATGCTTTTCCTGATGATGAAATAGATCCAACTCAGGCTCTTAGACCAAGAGAAGGTGATTTAATATTCTTTCCATTAGGAAGTAGGTTATTTGAAGTAAAGTTTGTTGAGCATGAAGATCCATTTTATCAGTTAGGAAAGAATTACGTTTATCAATTGAAATGTGAACTCTTCGAATATGAGGATGAGATTATTGATACTTCGATTGAAGTAATAGATTCTGTCATTGATGAGACTGGAGTTATTACTACACTCAATCTTTCTGGAGCAGGTGTCACAGCAACTGCAACTAGTAACCTCACTACTCCATCTGGATATATTTCCAATTTATATCTTAATAATGATGGGCATGGATATACTTCAACACCTACTGTTTACATTACAGCTGCTCCTGCAGGTGGTGTGAATGCTACTGCTGTTGCTATTACAACAACAAGAACTGGATTATATTCTCTAAAAGAAGTTTTAATTACTAATCCTGGTTCTGGATATACAACTCCACCAACAATATCATTTGTAAGTGGATCGGGTGCAGGAGCTGCTGCGACTTGTTCTATTGAACAAACTGCTAAAGGTGTATTAGGATTTAATATTACAGAAATTGGAGCTGGATATTGGACTGCACCTACTGTCGGAATATCGACTGCACCTGTGGGTGGTATAAATGCAACTGCTAGAGCAACAGTTCATCCAACATCTGGTGCTCTTACTGGATTCTATATTACAAATACAGGTGCAGGATATACTGTAGCACCAACAGTAACTATTACTCCTCCAAATGTTATTGCTAACGGTGATTATGCACTTAATGATATTGTTAGAGGAATGACTTCTGGATTAGAAGCAAGAGTTAAGGCTTGGGATAGAGACACTAGAATTCTTAAAGTTTCTCAGGTTGCTGTAGGTGGAACTGCTCTGATGTTTACTAATGGTGAATTAATTAGATCTTTAGATTCTACTTATTTTACTGCTTCTAAAACTACAACAGGAAGTATTGGTATTACAACTAATAAGATTACTGGAATTACTACTACTGGACTTGCAATTGGACAAGAATTAAATCCTGTAAACAATGTTATTGGAATAGGAGTTACAATTCTATCTATTGGCGCAAGTCAAGTTATTATGAGTGAGGATTCTCTCAACACTTCTGCTGTATCTGGAACCTCTATAGCATATGGAGCTACTTCAAATGTTGAATATGCTCTACAAATATATAATGACACTGATACATATGACCCCTATAATGAGGGTGATATATTTGAAACTGAGGCAGATTCGATTATTGATTTTAAAGAAACTAATCCCTTTGGTACTTACTAATGCTAGGCACATACTATTATCACGAAATTTTAAGAAAGACGGTTATTTCTTTTGGTACACTGTTTAACGACATACATGTTCGCCATAAGGATAGTTCTGGAAGTGGTGTAAGTGATATGAAGATTGCTCTTGCTTATGGACCTGTTCAAAAGTTTTTAGCAAGATTAGATCAGCAATCTAATTTAAACAAAGCAACAACAATGTCGTTGCCTAGAATGTCATTTGAAATGAATAATGTTACATATGATCCTACAAGGAAAGCAGGTATAACTCAAACATATAAAGCATCTGATGGAACTAATTTAAGAAAGGTCTTTATGCCAGTTCCTTATAATGTGGGATTTGAATTAAATATAATGACTAAATTGAATGATGATGCATTACAGATTGTAGAACAGATACTTCCATATTTTCAACCATCATTTAATCTAACTGTAGATTTGGTTAGTTCTATTGGAGAGAAGAGAGATATTAGTGTTGTATTAGATAGTATATCTTTTGAGGATGATTATGAAGGAGATTATACTACAAGACGTGCTTTAATTTATACACTTAATTTTACTGCTAAGACTTATCTATTCGGTCCTGTTGCTGAGAGTCCAGAGGGTCTTATCAAGAAAGTTCAAGTTGATTATGCTATACAACTTGATAAAGGTCAGTCAAGACGTGAATTACGTTATGCTGCAACACCACAAGCACGTAAGGATTATGATTCTGATGGAACTTCTACTTTAACAGCAGAACTTGGCACAAGTCAATCTTCGTTTGTTGTTGCTAATAGTGGAGTATTTGCTATTAAAGATAGGGTTATTATTGAAGATGAGATTATGAGAGTTAATCAAATAGTAGATGCAACAACAGTAGGTGTTGATAGAGCTATAGATAATACTGTTGCAGTGATTCATGGAACTGGTTCTACTGTTAATAAATTAACTGCTGCCGATGATGTATTAGTAGATCCAGATGATAGTTTTGGATTTAACGAGACTTCATCGTATTTTGCAGATTCATCATCTTATAGTCCAACAAGACAAACTGATATTTAAAAATTATGAATAATTATGATCCTATTGATAAAGCATTAAATACTAGTAGTACTTCTATTGAAGTTAGTACTACACCAGAAGGTGGTTGTACTAAGAGAAAAGATCAACTTAATAATGTTACTGGTGATATAGATAAAGATTATGATTATACTCGTGCAAATTTATATTCATTAATAGAGAAGGGCCAAGAGTCTCTTAATGGTATTATGGAACTTGCGGGTGAAAGTGCAAGTCCAAGAGCATATGAAGTTGCAGGTCAAATTATTAAGTCAGTTGCAGATACTACTGATAAATTGATGGAACTTCAAAAGAAAGTTAAAGAAATTGATGAGACGAAAAATAAACCTACTAATGTTACTAATAATGCTATGTTCGTTGGATCAACAACTGACCTTTCTAAGATGCTAAAAGATGGGTTTCTAAATAATAATAGTAAATCCGAATAATTGTTGTGGATATACAGCAAAGAAGAGCACAACTTCGTCAAAGACAGGTAGATACAGTTAAGAAGTTTAAGTCTTCTGCTGCTTCTGATGCAGCCAAGCAAAAAGAAAAGAGGAGAGAAGCTGCTGAGAAGGCAGCACAAAGTAAGCAACCCACTAGGCAAAGTCCACAAACAGTTAAAACTATAATTAAGAAAGCAAAACCAAGTGCTGGTATTCTAGGACAAAGAGATAAACCTAAACCACCTAAACCTACTAAAAAACCCGTGGAAAATAAAAAGCCAATAACTAAAGAATCAATGTCTATAGAACATTCTGATGGTACAAAATTTATGGAAATTGTGGATGTAATTGGACCTGCTCATATTTCACCTGTTATTGATAATAAAGGTGTATGGAGAGGATCTCAGCAAAATGTGCCACAAGAAATTTCTGAAAAGAAGACAGAATGTGATTGTGATTGTGGGAAAGATCCTTGCATTAAATGTGGAGAGAGTCATCATGATATAAAAGAACATCTTTCCAATTGGAGAAGTGATACAAATATGAGGATTAATAAGGTATTGAGAGGATAATTTCTCATGAATAATAATGATGTTTATCTTGGCAATCCCAATTTAAAAAAAGCGAATACTACAATAGAATTTACGGAAGATAATATCCGTGAATTTTTAAAGTGCAAAGAAGATCCTGTATATTTTGCAAACAATTATATGAAGATTGTTTCTCTTGATGAGGGACTTGTTCAGTTTAAACCATATGATTTTCAAGAGAAGTTAATTAATAATTTCCACGAAAATAGATTTAATATATGTAAAATGCCTAGACAGACTGGTAAGTCTACTACGTCTGTTGCATATCTTTTACATTATTGTGTTTTTAATGATAGTGTTAATATAGGTATTCTGGCAAACAAAGCAGCAACTGCAAGAGACTTATTAGGGAGATTACAGACTGCATATGAGAATTTACCTAAATGGATGCAACAGGGTATAATATCCTGGAACAAAGGGAGTTTAGAACTTGAAAACGGATCAAAGATACTGGCTGCTTCTACGTCTGCAAGTGCTGTCCGAGGCATGTCGTTCAATATCCTTTTCCTCGACGAGTTCGCTTTTGTCCCAAATCATATCGCAGAAGCATTCTTTAGTTCTGTTTACCCTACTATTACTTCTGGTAAGACAACGAAAGTAATAATGGTTTCAACCCCTCACGGGATGAATCATTTCTATAGGTATTGGCATGATAGTGAAAAAGGTAGAAATGAATATGTACCAACCGATGTTCATTGGTCACAGGTTCCAGGTAGAGATGCTGAGTGGAAGAGACAGACTATTGCCAACACTTCAGAACAGCAATTTAAGATTGAGTTTGAATGTGAATTTCTAGGTTCTGTTAATACATTAATTGCTCCTAGTAAATTGAGGAATCTTGTATATGAGAGTCCTAAAACTAGAAATGCTGGATTAGATATTTACGAAGATCCAATACCAGAACATAATTATATAATTACGGTTGACGTTGCTAGAGGATTGGGTAATGATTATTCTGCGTTTATAGTTTGCGATACTACAGAGTTTCCTTATAGAGTAGTTGCAAAATATAGGAATAATGAAGTTAAACCTATGCTATTCCCCAATATTATTCTTGATGTTGCAAAGGGGTATAATGAGGCATATTTGTTAATAGAGGTAAATGATATTGGAGATCAGGTGGCAAGTATTCTTCAGTATGATCTTGAATATGAAAATTTATTAATGGCATCTATGAGAGGACGTAATGGTCAAGTTGTAGGGCAAGGATTTTCTGGTAAGAAGACTCAACTTGGGGTAAGAATGACTGCAGCAGTTAAGAAGTTGGGTTGTTCTAATCTTAAAACTATGTTAGAAGATGATAAAATAACTACAGTAGATTATGAAATTATTTCAGAACTAACAACATTTGCACAAAAGCACAATTCATTTGAGGCAGAAGAAGGATGTAATGATGATCTTGCAATGTGCTTAGTTATATTTGCCTGGTTAGTTGCACAGGACTATTTTAAAGAAATGTCAGATAATGATATTCGTAAAAGAATATATGAAGAACAAAGGAATCAGATAGAACAAGATATGGCACCATTTGGATTTATTCAAGATGGATTTGATGATATGGATAGTTTTACTGATAATGATGGGGATAGGTGGAGTAAAAATAGTCCAGTAGAAAGTACTGAATGGAATGTAGATGAGTATGGTGATAGATCATATATGTGGGATTATATGTAATGAATATAGATGATCAGGTTGAATTAGAACATTTATTATTTACTGATAGAAAATGTAGAACTTGTGGAGAAGTAAAGGATTTGATAGATGGATTTTATTTAAGTCGTAAAGATAGAGGAGCTGTTCCATCTTCATATGCATATCAATGTAAGATTTGCACTATAAAACGAATAGTAGATAGAAGAAAAAAGAAACCATTTAGTGATTGGACATATCCAGATTGGTAACTGTTCATGCAGTGTTTCCCCAATGAAAATACCCCTTTGAATAAATAATTTCAGAAATATCCTGAGACTCGGAGAGTAAAAAGATGCCCGTTAATTTAGCATCTCCTGGAATTGTAGTAAAGGAAGTTGATTTAACAATTGGTCGTGTACAAACAGCAACGACTAAAACAGCTGCTATAGTTGGTCCATTTGCAAAAGGACCAGTTAATCAACCAACACTTGTTGAGAACGAACAAGACCTTATAGACATTTTCGGTGAGCCTTCTGCAACTAACAAGCAATTTGAAACTTGGATGGTAGCATCTTCATATCTTTCATACGGTGGTGTGTTAAGTGTTGTAAGAGCTACTGATGCAAGTCTTGCAAATGCAAAAGTTGGTTCTGCAACTAGTATTACAATTAACAGTTTAGAAGATTATAATAATAATGGTTATGATGAGAATACAATTACAAATGTAACTGTTGCTGCAAGAAACCCTGGTTCTTGGGCAAATGATCTTAAGGTTGCGATTTGTGACAGTGGATCAGACCAAATCCTAACAGTAGGTACAGCGCATACTGCTAAGGTTGGTTATGGTATTACGATGAAGGCCGAGGGATTCTCTGTTGGAGCTGGATCTACCACTGCACTGGATGGTTTCTTTAAGGGAATTGTTACCGAATCTGATATCTCAGGTCAAATTAGTGTTAAGTTTATCAGTCATGTATCTGCTGCAGGAATTGAAACTGCTAAAGATTATGAACCAAATGGAACATATGCTTTCCCAACAAGTGGGGCATTAGCATTACATCAGGTTGGGTCAGGAACACAACTTGGTGCAGAAGCAGTTACTTCACAGAAAGATTGGTTCGATACTCAAACTATCGAATTAACAAATGGTGCTATTCCTTGGAATCAGGTAGCAGATCGTCCTGGAACTTCTAAGTTTGCTGATGCAAGAAGTTCAAGATTTGATGAAGTTCATGTCGTCGTTGTTGATGATAAAGGAACTGTTACTGGAAATGCAGGAACAATCCTTGAGAAGAGTGTAAGTCTTTCTAAAGCAAAAGACGCAGAATTCTCTGCTGGATCTACTTCTTATTGGAGAAAGTTCATTGCAAATAGTGGTAGCACTATTTTTGCTGGTGGAGCACCTTCTGGTATTTCAACAACAAATATTGCAACTGGTGCAGGTGGAACGAGTTATTTCAATGCTCATTCTTCAGATAACGCATGGGATCAAAATGCACAAGGAATTAGTTTTGCTGGTATAGGTGCAACAACCCTCACCTTAGCAGGTGGTCAAAACTACGATAGTGGTACTGATGCAACTGCTGATGGTGCGTTAACAGTTCCATTAGAGGGATTAGTTACTGGATATGAACTCTATGAAAATACAGAAGAGTTTGATATCGACTTCATCCTTATGGGTGGTGGTGGAAGAAGCACTGGAGAAGTTCAGGCATTAGCATCTGAAATTATCTCTGTTGCTGAAATAAGACAAGATGCAATCGCATTTGTTTCACCTTCAAGAAGTTCACTAATAACGGATACTGTTGGTTCAGCAACTGTAAACACTAGTTCAGTTATTACAGAAAATTTAAAAACTTTCTACTCACCTATTCAATCTTCATCGTATGCTGTATTCGATAGTGGATACAAATACATGTATGATAGGTTTGCAGACACATTCCGTTATGTTCCACTAAATGGAGATATCGCTGGCACATGTGCTAGAAACGATATCAATAACTTCCCTTGGTTCTCACCAGCGGGAACTGCAAGAGGATCAATCCTTAATGCAGTAAAACTTGCATACAATCCTTCTCAAACACAAAGAGATAAGTTGTATACAAATAGAATTAATCCAATTGTTTTCTCTCCAGGTGCAGGAATTATCCTATTTGGTGATAAGACTGGATATGGAAAAGCATCAGCATTTGATAGAATTAATGTTCGTAGATTGTTTATCTACCTTGAAGATGCTATTTCTGCTGCTGCAAGAGATCAGCTATTTGAGTTTAACGATGAGATCACAAGGACAAACTTTGTGAATATTGTTGAACCTTTCCTTCGTGATGTTCAAGCAAAAAGAGGCATCACTGACTTCAGACTTGTTTGTGACGAAACAAACAACACTGCTGCAGTTATAGATAACAATGAATTTATCGCAGATGTCTTTATTAAACCAAACCGTTCTATCAACTTCATTGGTCTAACCTTTGTAGCAACTAGAACTGGTGTTTCATTCGATGAAGTAATCGGTACCGTTTAACCCATTTAGAGGAATAAGAAACTATGGCGACCCAATTTAATAGCCCTCCACTAAGAACGATCACTGGGTTCAAAAGTAAGTTGGCGGGTGGCGGTGCAAGACCGAATCTGTTTGAAGTAGAACTAGCATTTCCCAATCAATTAGGCATCGACAACGATGTCAAAGAGAAATCTAGATTCCTTGTAAAAGCAGCTGCTCTTCCCGCATCCAATATCACTCCTGTTGAAGTTAACTTCAGAGGAAGAATATTGAAGATAGCAGGTGAAAGAACATTCGACACTTGGACTATCACTGTTATTAACGACCTTGATTTTTCAATTCGTTCTGCTTTTGAAAAGTGGATGAATTTAATCAACAAGTTAGATGACAATACAGGAACAACTGATCCTGCAGATTATCAACCAGATGCTTATGTGCATCAATTAGATCGTGATGGATCTGTTCTTAGAACATATAAATTCCATGACGTATTCCCAACTAATATAAGTCAAGTTGATCTTTCATACGAGACAACTGACACTCTTGAAGAATTTACTGTAGAAATGCAGGTTCAGTGGTGGGAAGCACTTAAAGGTATAGGTGCTAACGCTGGTGGAGAGAGCATAGGCTAATCCACTAAATAGTGCTATAATAGTAGGAAAAAGATTTATACCATGCCAAAGCTTTTTGGATTCTCTATTGATGATTCTGCAAAAAAGCCAGATTCAATAATATCCCCCGTCCCCAAGAATAATGAGGACGGGGCTGATTATTTTGTGCAATCAGGTTTTTACGGATCATATGTAGATATTGAAGGCAGATTCAGAACTGAATATGACCTAATTAAAAGATATCGTGAAATGGCATTACATCCAGAAACGGATGGTGCTGTTGAAGATGTTGTTAATGAAGCAATCGTTAGTGATCTATACGATTCCCCAGTAGAAATAGAATTATCTAATGTAAATGCCAGTGATGGTATAAAGGATAAAATTAGAACTGAGTTTAAGCATATTAAGGAAATGATGGACTTTGATAAGAAGTCCCATGAGATTTTTAGAAATTGGTATGTTGATGGAAGGTTATTTTACTTAAAAGTTATTGATGTAAAGAAACCAGACCAGGGTATTAAGGAGATCAGATATATTGATCCCATGAAGATGAAGTTCATAAGACAAGAGAAGAAAGATAAAAACAATAAAAACAATCTTGCTAATCTATCAAATGCTTATGAGGTAGATCCTAAGAAAGATATTTACCCAGAAATAGAAGAGTATTACGTTTATACACCAAAACCAAATCATCCAATGGGATCATATAATCCTAGTGGTGGTGGGGCAAAATCCTCAATTAAAATTGCAAAGGATTCAGTTACTTATGTAACTTCTGGTTTATTTGATCGCAATAAAGGAACTTGCTTATCTTATTTGCATAAAGCAATTAAGGCACTTAATCAACTTAGAATGATTGAGGACTCTCTTGTCATCTACAGATTATCAAGAGCACCAGAAAGAAGAATATTCTATATTGATGTTGGTAATCTACCTAAAGTAAAGGCAGAACAATATCTTCGTGATGTTATGATGAGATATCGTAACAAGTTAGTGTATGATGCTAACACTGGTGAAGTTAGAGATGATCGTAAGTTCATGTCTATGATGGAAGATTTCTGGTTACCACGTAGAGAAGGTGGTAGAGGAACAGAGATTACTACACTTCCAGGTGGACAGAATCTTGGAGAACTTTCTGATATTGAATATTTCCAGAAGAAACTCTATAGAGCATTAGGAGTTCCTGAATCAAGAATCGCTAATGATGGTGGTTTTAATTTGGGTAGGTCATCAGAGATATTACGTGACGAATTAAAATTCGCAAAATTTGTAGGTCGCTTAAGAAAGAGATTTGCAAATATGTTCTCTGATATGTTGAGAACTCAGTTAATTCTTAAAAATATAATTGCTCCTGAAGATTGGGATCAAATTAATGATCATATTCAATATGATTTTGTTTATGATAATCAATTTGCAGAACTAAAAGAATCTGAATTATTGAATGAAAGATTAGGAACTCTTGCAACAATAGAACCTTATATCGGTAGATATTATTCTCAGGAATGGGTTCGTAGAAAAGTTCTTCGTCAATCTGATCAAGAAATGGAAGAACTGGATGATCAAATTTCTAAAGAAATAGAAGATGGTGTTATACCAGATCCTGCAGCAATTGATCCAATTACAGGAGAACCATTGCCACCAGAGGGTGAAGAGATGGTTGCAGCAGATGCAATTACTGCTGGGCAACTGGCAAATGACAACAAAGTTGCCGAGATATAAATAAATTATATAATAACTATATTAATTTCATGGAAAGTATTGTCGATTTGATTGCAACTGATGGTAGTCAGGCAAAAGTTGCTGATAGTATGAAGGATACTCTTTATACAAAAGCTGCTGAAAGAATTGAAACTTTACGTAATAAAGTTGCATATTCAATGTTTACTCCATCTGAAACTGAATCTGAAAGTCAACCCGAAGTAGCACAAGACACTGGAGAAGAATAACAATGAGACTTTTTCTTAAAGGAGCTGAGGCCGCATTACCAACAACAACTGGTACTGGTACAAGCATTTCCCAAGCAAGAGTAGTTCGTCTTGTTAATACTGCATCTGGTGCAGATCATTTAGTAACAGTTCAAGTATCTGCTGGTGGAACAACCATTGGTAGTCTTACTGTTATGAGATCATCTTCAGTGGTCATTGAAAAAAAATCAAGTCATATAGTATGGGCAGCTAATAATGCTGTTAAGGCATCTGCCGTAGGATTTACGAACTAAGAAAATGAAACTAATTACCGAAGAAGTAGCTAAGGTTAAATTTGTCACTGAAGGAAAAGGTGCAAATAAAAAACTTTATATTGAGGGTGTTTTCTTACAGGGAAATATTCAAAATCGTAATGGTAGAATGTATCCAGTAGAAACTCTTGCTCGTGAAGTTGGTAGATATAACGAATCCTTTATTCAAAGGGGCCGTGCTCTTGGAGAATTGGGACATCCCGATGGTCCAACTGTAAACCTTGATCGTGTTTCTCATAGAATTACTAGTCTTCAACAAGAAGGAAATAATTTTACAGGTAGAGCACAAATATTAAGTACTCCAATGGGTAAAATTGCATCTTCTCTTTTAGATGAAGGTGTTCAGTTGGGGGTATCTTCTCGTGGAGTTGGTTCTTTAAGAACAACTAATGAGGGATATAAAATTGTAGGTGAAGATTTCCAGTTAGCAACTGCTGCTGATATCGTTGCCGATCCTTCTGCTCCTGAAGCATTTGTGAATGGAATCATGGAAGGAAAAGAGTGGATTTGGGAAGGCGGAAGTCTTCGTGAACAACTCGCAGAAAAGACTCAGAAGAGAATTAACACTCTTGTTGATCAAAAGAGATTAGAAGAACATAAGTTGGATTTATTCAACAATTTTCTTTCAAATCTGTAAACTCTATAAATAAATACAGATTAATTTAAATCTATACACCGTCCGTTGGTAGCAAATTACAAGACATGGAAACTCAAACCGAAAATGTGGTAACCAAAGGAGCTAAGGCAGCCGACCCAATACAGAAGTTATCCACTGGTGGAACTCCTGCTACTTGGGAAGATCTTGGTGGTCCTACTCCCGAAAACTACAAAGTAGATGACAACTCTGCAAAACTAAAGACACCTGGTGGTAGTCTTAAGCAAGTAAAGGATGTCGTTAATAAAGGCGCAAAATCTGGAGACTCTGCTCCTAAAGGAGTTAAAGAGGAAGAGGTTGAAGTCGAAGGCGAAGTAGTTGCCGAAGAGCCTACTAAAGAGGAAGAAGTTGTTTCTGAAGAAGAGACTTCAACCGAAGAAGTAGTTGCCGAGGAAGAAACTTCAACTGAAGATGTCGTTGCCGAAGAGCAAGTAGAAGAAGAGAAGATTGATGTTGAAGAAGACATTAATGCTCTTATTGCTGGCGAAGAACTTTCGGAAGAGTTCCAAAGTAAGGCACGGACGATCTTTGAAGCTGCTATTAAGTCCAAGATAGTGGGTCTTAAAGAGCAACTCAAAGGACAATACGAACAATCCTTGACTGAAGAAGTCGCATCTGTTAAGAAAGAACTAACAGAAAGGGTTGATTCCTACCTAGAGTACGTTGCTGAAGAGTGGGTTAAAGAAAACCAACTCGCTGTTGAGCACGGCCTAAAAACAGAAATGACCGAATCATTCTTAGAAGGAATGAAGGGTCTATTTGAAGAACATTATGTAACTATCCCTGAAGAGAAATATGATGTCATCGAGAACATGGTAGATAAACTTGATGAAATGGAAGGAAAACTCAATGAGCAAATCGAAAAGAATGTTGCTCTAAACCGTAGATTAGCTGAGTCCACTGCTGATGGAATTTTTGCTGAAGTCACTGAGGGTCTTGCAGATACTCAGAAAGACAAACTCGCTGGTCTAGTGGAAAATGTTGAGTTTGAAAGTGAAGCAGACTATCGTGAGAAACTAGTAACTCTAAGGAATTCATACTTCCCAGAGAATACTGGAACTCAGAGAGACCAGTCAGAGAATCTATCAGAAGAAGCAAATCAACCATCATATCAGGAAGTTTCTGGTGTAATGGAAAGATATCTTCAGACTCTCAATCGAGTCTCTAAAAAGTGATTTTTTAATCATAAAACAAACTAACATTTAAAGAGGTAAAATTTTCAAATGCACGCCCCTATTAATCAGGAGGCTCTGCAGGAGAAGTGGGCACCAATCCTAGACCATGAAGGTATGGGAAACATCAAAGACAATCATCGTCGAATGGTGACCGCAGTTCTTCTGGAGAACCAAGAAAACGCAATTAAAGAAGAGAGAGAGTTTCTATCTGAAGCTGCTCCAACCAACTCCACTGGTTCAAGTGGAGCAACAGCAGGTTTTAGTGCTGGCGCAGCACAAGGTGGACCTACTGCAGGTTTCGACCCTGTTCTAATCAGCCTTATCCGTCGCTCAATGCCTAACTTGGTCGCTTATGACCTAGCAGGTGTTCAGCCAATGAACGGACCTACTGGTTTGATCTTCGCAATGAGAAGCCGCTATACCAGCAACACTGGTACAGAAGCACTGTTCGACGAAGCAGATACTTCATTCTCCGCTAAGGATTCGACTGGAACTGATGCTGAAATCGGTACTGGTTACTCACAAAACGAAGGCGCAACAACTGGTAAACTGGTTGGTTTCGGTACTATCACTCAACGTGGTGATAACCCAGGCGTTCTTAACCCCCAAGGATCACAGACCAAGGAACAGTATACTGTTGGTCGTGGTATGGATACAGAAGATGCTGAAGCACTCGGCACTTCTAGTAACGAATTCAACGAGATGGCATTCTCGATTGAGAAAGTTACGGTTACCGCCAAATCTCGTGCCCTAAAAGCTGAGTATTCACTAGAACTCGCTCAGGATCTTAAAGCAATTCACGGTTTGAATGCAGAGGCAGAACTTGCCAACATTCTTTCTACTGAAATCCTTGCTGAGATCAACAGAGAAGTTATCAGAACAATCTATAAGGTTGCTGAATCTGGTGCTCAATCAAACGTCGCCACTGCTGGCGCATTCGACCTTGATACCGACTCTAATGGTAGATGGTCAGTTGAGAAGTTCAAAGGTTTGATCTTCCAAATTGAGCGTGATGCTAACGCTATCGCACAAAGAACTCGTCGTGG